ATTCATATAGTAAGTAAATCGGATGAATTTATTTATACCCCTCTTTTAGCACAAAATATAACACAAAACAGACAATTAACCTTAAAGATTGAAGACATAAAATCCAGTGTTACTTTTCATAAACAGGAAGTAACAGATATTGATTTTAAAAATAAGAAAATAAATTCAATTCCTTATGATTATGTTATTTTTTCACACGGAGCAGTTACCAATACTTTTAATATACCAGGAGTTGACTCACATGTTTTTTTCTTACGAACGGCCCAGGATATTGATAATATTCGTAATAAATTAAAAGATGATCATAAAATCGCAATAATAGGATGTGGTTTAACTGGAAGTGAAATAATTGGTACTCTTTTAGATACACGGAAATATAAATTAATTGCTATCGATGGATTACCAAGACCATTAATGATGTTTGATGAATCTTTAGTCAAAAAAGTAATTAAATTGTGGTATCAAAATAATGTTAAAATGTATTTCAATCATTTGGTTACCAAAATTGATGATCAAAAGATTTATACAAATGATAAAATAATCGATTATGATGTTGCAATTTGGTGTGGCGGAATTAAATCATCCCCGCTTAGTAGTAGTATCAATAAAATATTAGAACTTCAATGTAATAAAGGTATTCCTGTTACTCCCAATCTACAAATAAAAAAAGTAGGAGATGCGTATGCAATGGGAGATTGTGCGGTAACTAATTATCCTCCCACAGCCCAGGTCTCCTTTCAGCAAGGAACATATTTAGCCCAACAATTTAATAATTCCTGGAAAAACCCCAAACCTTTTGCCTTTTCAAATAAGGGTCAAATTGGTTATATAGGAAATAATAAAAGTATTTATCAATCAAAATATTTTCAATCAAATGGAAATCTAACATATTATGTAAATAAATTTATTCATACTTATTACCTTTTCTCTCTAAAAAAATAGTTTGTATGTTTTTAAGTGCTTGAATATAACATGCTTCTCGTAAAGTACATTCATGGATATTTTGATAACTAATAGCCTTTTGATATGTATATTTCATTTGTCTATCTAAATTTGAAAGAACATTTTCATGTGACCAAGACTCGTTGTACCTGTTTTGTATCCATTCATAATAGCTTGTTAAAACGCCTCCCGAATTGGCTAAAATGTCTGGTATTACATAGGTCCCTTTTTTGTTTAATATAGCATCTCCTTTATCGGTTGTAGGACCATTGGCGGCTTCCACTACTAATTTCCAATCCGAATATAACGCCTCTTCCTCATCTATTTGATTTTCAAGGGCTGCAGGAATAAATACATCAACAGGAATTCTAAAAAAAAGACTACGAGATATTTCTTTTCCCAAAGAAGAAGAGTTAATCATTTGTTTTTCATATAATAATTGATTTACTTTGATTCCATCATAATTATATAAATAGCCTGTATGGTCTCCTACCCCAATCATCTTCATCCCCCAAGTTTCTAATAATTCTGCAGCATATTTTCCAACATTTCCAAATCCTTGTACTGCAAATGTTTTCCCTACCAAAGATTCGTTGTTTTCTTGTGCCCACGAGTGCACACACATAGCAACTCCCCGCCCTGTTGCTTCTTCTCTTCCTTGTGTTCCACCTCTTTCTAACGATTTTCCTGTATATACGCCTAAATAATCAAATGGATTAATTAAATGATTTATTTTGGATTCAAGTATTTCTTTGTGTTCTTGAACCATCCAGTCCATAATTTGCGAATTGGTATTTACATCTGGTGCAGGAATATCCTTTTCAGCACCAATATATTTAAATAATTGGGAAGAAAATCCTTTAGATATTTTTTTTATATCTTCTTGAGAATATAAAGAAGGATCGATTTGGATACCTCCCTTTCCTCCACCATATGGAATATTTTGTACTGCACATTTAATAGTCATCCATGTTGCTAAAGCACTTATTTCATCTTCATTTACATCTGGATGAAAACGAAGACCTCCTTTGTAAGGACCCAAAATATTATTATGCTGAATTCTATATCCTTTAAATAATTGTTCTTTTCCATTGGATAACAGTATAGGAAAGGTAACATTAATTTTTTTGTCGATTTTAAGCAATCTAGCATATAAATTTCTGTCAATATTACATTTATGTGAAGCTTTTTTGATATGGTTTAATACACGACGGTGCATTGCGATATAATAAGAAAAGAATAAATATAATAAAAATATATGTATTCTTACGGTACTGCTGGATTCAGGTATCATAGTTCAATTATGGAACAAATTGCCTCGAAAATTGGGAAAGCATTAGCAATCTTAAGTGTTGAAAATCAGAAAAGTTACGGCATTATGATTACTGCTTCACACAATGCTCATTGTGATAACGGAGTCAAAATAATGAATGAAAATGGATGTATGGTTTCGTCCGAAGAAGAACTACTTTTAGAAAAATATGTAAATTTTCCTCCCTCTTCTATTATTTATTCTTCTTTAATTCCTATTCTTACTTTTGGTTATGATACACGCAAATCATCTATTGGTATTCAAAAACTTATGATTGATGAAATAAAAAATTGCTTTCCAGGGGCAATTATAAAGATACATGATTACCCGGTTACCACTCCTGAACTTCATTTTGAAATGGCTTCTCCTGAAAATAATTATGTTGAATTTGTAGCAAATCAAGTGCAAAATATAACCTATCCTGTTGTGGTGGATTGTGCAAACGGTGTTGGCGCGCTCACCTTAAAAAAAATTTTAGAAAAAACAAACCAAAAGAATGTAATATTAGACAATATACAGGTAGAAGAATATGAATCTTTGAATTTTTTTTGTGGTTCTGATTATGTTTGTAATAATTTTTCCTCTTTAGATGTAAAAAATTACATTAAAAATACTTTATATGCTTCATTTGACGGAGATGCAGATAGAGTTGTATTTTATTGTCGATTTCAAGATCAAATGTATTTGATGGATGGAGATAAGATTTCAGCATTAATTTGTCATTATATTATGGAAAGAAAAAGCGATAATTGTAATGTTGGCCTTGTTTACACAGCTTACAGTAATTCCAAATTTTTAGATTCTCTACATAAAAAGATTGATAAACGATGTGCTGCTACAGGAGTAAAGAATCTTCATCATGAAGCAGAAAAATTTGATATTGGTGTTTATTTTGAAAGTAATGGGCATGGAACTGCTCTCTTTAAAAAACCGATGAATGGTTTAGAAAAATGGTTTCACCCAACAATTGGGGATTCAATAATGGATTTATTTGCTGTTCTTCACATTTTGGAAGAATTAAATTGGACGCCATATAGGTGGAGTCAAATGTTTATTAATGATCCTTATCTAACAATAAAATGTAAGGTTGCTAATAAGAAAGTATTTAAAACAAATTGGAATGAAACCCGTATAATAGAACCACTGGAATTACAAGATTTCTTAGATAAGCAGCCAGGATTTGCTTTTGTTAGGCCTTCAGGAACAGAAGATGTAATACGCATTCATATTGAAGCAGATAATAATGAAAAAGTAGAAAAAATAAAAGAAAATGTGCTACAATTTGTTAAATCAAAATATATGTTTGAAGTTCGTGACGCTTGTGAAGAAGACTATAAGAAAAATCATTTATTTTTATATAAACAATTAACATCAATTGACCCATTGCAAATTACAAGAGAAGAATATGGAACATTTATAAATAATAATACAATTAGAGTAATAGAACATGAGGGTAAGATAATTGGAGGATTAACAGTATTAGTGGAAGAAAAACTCATTCACAATATGGGAAAAGTTGCTCATATTGAAGATGTTGTTGTTGATAAAGAATATAGATCTCATGGATTAGGAAAATTGTTGATACAAGATGGTATAAAAATTGCAAATAGAGAGAAATGTTATAAAATTATATTGGATTGTGAAGAGAAAAATGTTGGATTTTACGAGAAGTGTGGGTTTGAAAAAAAAGGAATTCAAATGGCAAAATATAATTAAAATCCTAATGATTTATTTAATTCTTCTAGTTGTTCTTTGGTATTAACTCCAATTAATTCGATTTGTCTCTCTTTTGGTAAATTATATGTATCAATTGTTATTTGTTCGGTTGTTTGTAAAATTTCAATTATATCTGTTAAATAAAATTCCTTTTGTGTGTTATTATTTTTTAAATATGGTAAATATTTACATAAATATTCATTTTGAAAGGCGTAAATTCCAGAATTTGTTTTTTTTACTAATCTTTCTTCCTCATTACAATCTTTTTCTTCTATAATTTTTATTAATTGTCCATTCTTTTCAATTATACGACCATATCCATGTGGATTATCTACTTCAGATGTTAAAACTTTTGCTCCTCTAAATTGATATACCATTTCTCGCAAAGTTTCACTTTTTATTAAAGGAACATCCCCTGATAAAATTAAAACTGGTAAAGAGGCTGCACAATCTAAAAGTGTTGGACGACAACACTGGATTGCATGTCCTGTACCTAAAGCTTCTTTTTGTTGAATAAATTCTACTTTGTCTAGAACATTAAACATTTGTAAAGTAGATTTAATTACCGACTGGTATTTACCTACAACGACACAAATCTTAAAAGGGTTTAATTCTAAAGATTGTTCAATTACATGAACTAACATTGGTTTTCTTTTAACATGATGAAGTACCTTAGGAAGAGTGGATCTCATCCTTTTTCCTAGTCCTCCTGCCATTATGATAACAATCATAGATATATTGATATCATAAAATTATTTATTCCGATTTTTTACTATTTCATAACAACTTGATTGATAATCAATTGGCTGGAATGAGTTATTTAAAACAGTGGTTTTATATGAAAAATAAAAAAAATCAAACAGTAAATAAAGATTGAGTAAAATATACAGAGAGAAACAAGAATATTGAAAATATATTTTCCATTTCGATTCTTTAAAAGGTTTGATGTAGTAGATTCCTAATAAAAAACCATTTAAATACCCAATCCAATGAGAAATATATAATGTATTTTCAGAATGATTCACATGGTAAAATAATAAATCCAGTCCAATTGGAACCAAAGCTGATGTATAATAAACTAGTCTGCCACATTTATTAAATGATTCAAAATTAATAATACCATTCGCTAGAACACTTCCTGTTAAAGCCATAGCTCCTCCAGAGGCACCTAAAATAAGAATAAAACGATTGTTATAGGCTGCAATTAAATTTCCTCCGATCACTCCAGAGATGAAAATAGCAAAGGTTCTTATTTTTCCGATATTATTTTCAATAAGAACACCGCTTATTAAGATAACCAATGTATTTCCAAAAAGATGTCCAAGATTTTTATGTAGAAAAAAATTACTTCCAAGCCTCCATATTTCATATTGTATAGGTTTGCATTGTGGGAAATCAGATAATGATTTGAAACTAAAAATTAATAAATGATTATATCCATTATTAATATTTTTATTCATAATTGCATTTATTAAATACATTAAAATCATCCAAAATACAATAAAAAGTGTCATACCTTCTCCTTTTACTTGATAATTTCTAAGAATAGGTACATTATATTCATTATTTATTTCTGATTCTGAACTTGTACTTGTCAATGAATCTTCTTCATCATCGGAGTAAATATATACTTCATGAACAGAAATGGGCCTAGTTGGAGAAAATACTAAATTAGCTTGTGGTGTTGAGGTATGACTTAATGGAGAAGAAATATCAGATAAATCTTCAATATCAAAACGCATATATTTTGGAATTATATTATATAATATGAATATTGATGTTCATTTTGATTACCAATTTTATTTAGATTTATATCCAGATTTACAGAAAGCAGGTATTAATACGCAAGAAAAAGCCTATCAACATTACATTAATCATGGTAAAAATGAAGGAAGGGCTTGTCAACCCTATTGTTTAGAAAAAAATATACTTGAAATCCAAAATCAGAATAAACAACAACAAATGAATTTTTTAAATAAACAAGAAAAAAAAAAGGAGGAAAGTTACTTTAATATATTAATTCGAACCTCTAATCGTCCGGAAATGTTTCATAAATGTATTAAAAGTATTTTAGATCAGAAATATATAAATTATAAAATATGGGTATGTTTTGATAAAATAGAATCACTTGTTTATTTACAACATTACGGAGATAAAATAAATTATTTTCCTATTTATTTTGATAATCCAAATAAATATAAATTTAATTTGTATAATAATGAGTTAATGAAAAAGGTAACTAAGGGCTGGATTTTATTTATTGATGATGATGATATTTATATACATTCAGAAATATTTCAAATGATAAATAATGAAATTGATCATAAAAAACAATTAATAGCGTGGAAATTTGCAAGACCCGATAAAATTATAGAACCTCAAATAAAATTGGGACATATGGATACCTCAATGTTTTGTTTTCATAGTGATTGGAAGGATAAAGGAAAATGGAATGATCAGCAATATGGAGATATTCATTTTGTGGAAAATTTATTAGAAAATTGTAATCTTGAATTAAGGTTTTGTAATTTTATAGGAACAAAAGTTCAAATGGATACTTCAATAGGAAATTTTGGTAATTAAAATAATAAATATTTATTGTATAATGAATGGAAATTATTTTTATAAACAATTTAATTGGCAAAGATATTCTAATTGTGTTCCTAGATTGAAATCGCAATTATTTATAGCAAATAATAGTATCAAATCTCAAAAGTTTTGGAATCATTATTCTAATTTAGGTTGGATGGAAAAAAGACCAAATCCTTTTCCAAATCAAGGAATTTTAAAATATTTCATTGAATATAAAAAAACAGGAATTGTAGCACCTGTTCCTGTGATAAAAAATCAGGAAACTTGGGAAGAGGTTTTTGATTCAAAAAATTGTAATATATTAATAAATACTCATAGCAATTTAAATATAACAGCTGGGGATACGGTAATGATAATAAATTATATGAATAAATTAATGAGTAAAAATAATTATTTAACTTTACTTGTCAAGGTTACCCCAAATCAATCATTTTTAAAAAATTTACTTTATAATAATTATACAGTAGTACAAAATGATAATTTTATTTCTTACATGGATAAAGAATTTAATAATTTTGATATTTTATTTATAAGAAATCATAATATTTTAAATGGATTGAATTATAAATCTTATTTATCAAAATCAATTCTTTATGGATTGGATGTACATCTAAATGATATTATAAAAATGCAAAATAAATTTTACTCAATTATTACCCAGAGTGAAAAATTAAAGAAAAAATATGTTGAAAACGGAATAAAAGATGAAAAAATTCATGTTATTGAACCATTTTCTATTAAATATGATTTTAAATTGCCTCAAAGAAAAGATGATGAAATTCGTTTAATTTATTGTGGTACATTACGCGACGAAGAGAACATTTTGGAAATAATAGAAGAGTTCCAAAAAATTCATAAAGAGAGACCAGAGGTCGTGTTAAAAATAGTATATGGGAAAATTCATGGAAATCAAGAATTTGCACAAAAAGTGAATCATTATATTAAGGAAGGTGTTAAAGGAATTACTTTTAAACACAATTTAAGTCATAAAGATGCATGTTATGAAATCGCAACAAGTGATATTGGTATTTGCTGGCGTAAAGATGGTTGGGGTGATGATGGTCAAGTAAGTACCAAAGTGAAAGAGTATGAGATGTATGGATTACCATTAATAGATAATATATATGATATTTTTTCATTAGATACTGTTTATTTTCTTTATGGCTCTAAATTTTCAAATCCTAAAAAAAAACTTAGTTATATAACAAATAATATTAATATTAATAATCTTATTCCTTTTAAATGTAAAAATATAGAACATGTTATAGATATAAAT